ATCAACTGTTTCTGCTGTAAGAAAGCTAAAAGATGGTGGCGGAGCATATATCTTCCAACCTGGTTTATACCAGATGGGAGTAGGTTCAAACATTTTGGGACACCCAATTGTTGAAGCAACTGATATGCCAGATGTAGCAGGTGGTGCTAAACCAGTTCTATTCGGTGACTTTAGAAGAGGTTATATGATAGTTGATAGAATTAATTTATCAATTATGAGAGATCCTTTCACACAAGCATCAAGTGGAAATGTTAGATATCTTGCAAGAAGAAGAGTTGGTGGTCAAGTAATATTACCAGAAGCTCTTACAACAATAACAACTTAATAATAACAGGAGAATAAATCATGGCGATATTTGATGGAAAATCAAGCATAGCAATAGACGAAAGTTTAAATGCTATCGTGAAAGATGCCGATACGAACTGTACTGGTGTTGATTCAAAAGGTTTCTCTAGTGTGACTCATGTTGTAAATGTTGGTGCTAATGGAATTACTTTTAGCACAACTAACAAAGTTGAAATTGAACTAGAAGAATCTGACGACAATGTGACATTTACAGATGTGACTGACAACACTTCAGTTGTTGGTGGCACAGTAGGTACAAATGGACTTTGGCAAACTATTGATGCTGATGGCGACTGTAATGCAGTTTATGCTATCGGTTATGTAGGTGGCAAAAGATACTCTAGAGTTGTTTTAAACTTTAGTGGTACACATGGTACAGGAACTATATTTGGTGTAGTTGGAGTAAAAGGAAGACCTTTATCGGCTCCTACAACTTCACAAGCAAACCAATAATAAAATTAATCTATAATAGTAGATTATATTGTAGGGGGAGGAAAGCGAGAGTAGAACTTCCCCTACTCTTACAAAATTTTAAAAGGAGGAAACATTATGAAGATTAAAATGAATCAAAGTGTAGAAGCTAGTGCTAATTCAGAGGGTTCAGCAACAATGATGTATGAAGCAGGTCAAGAATATGATATGACTAATAAAATGAATATTGCTACTATATTATTAAATGCAGGACAAGCAGATAAAGCTGTGGCTAAAACAGAAAAAAAAGTAATAGAAAAAGTAGAAAAGAAAAGTAAAAATATTGTAAAAAAAATATTTGGTAAGAAAAAGAAATAAGGATTTATAATGAGTGGATTAAAAGTACACACAGCTTGGACTACTTCAGCAGTAGCAACATCAGAACAAAAATCTTTTATGAGAGTAGATTTTAATGATGATGATACTTTGATTGGGGAACTTATAAAAGTTGCACAAAATAATGTTGAAGAATATACAGGCAGAGCAATCACTCAACAAACTTTACAACTTTTTTTAGATAGATTACCATATTACAGAGATGAAAAGTTAAGGGAGGGTGTTTATACTGCACCTGATATAAATTATAGTGCGGATTTTATTGTTCTCCCTAAACCACCAGTGGCTAGTATTACACATGTTAAATATTATGCTAATGATAATACTGCTTCAACTTTTGCGGCAAGTAATTATTTTGCTGATGTAGATTCTACTTCAGCTAGAGTAGTTTTAAAAAATGGTGTATCGTGGCCAACTCTAACTGAACTTAGACAAGGTAATGCTTATGAAGTTCAATATGTTGCAGGTTATGGTAATAGTGCTAGTGATGTACCAACACCTATAATTCAAGCTATAAAATTATTGACTACACATTTATACGAAAACAGAGAATTAGTTTCACAAAATAGTGTTAATACGATTCCTTATACAGTCGGTCAATTATTACAACCTTATAGAGTTATCAGATTGAATAATATATTAGGAGGATAAATGCCAAGTGTATCTAATATAGGTAAGTTAAGAAATAAAATAACTATACAAAATACAAACTTATCTACTGATAGTATGGGTGGTTATACAACAGGAAGATCAACGCATATAACTGCGTTTGCTAAAATGACACCAAAAAGTGGTAAGCAAATTTTTACAGATAAGACAGGAAGACAAGTTGAGAATCCACATACTTACGAATTTTTAATTAGATATAGAGATGGCATAACTACAACTATGCGTATCTTGTTTGGTACAAGAACTTTTGATATAATAAAAATAAATGATCAAAATGATTTTAAAAATTATATTACTATTGAAGCTGTTGAAAATGTAGGTACATAATGAGAGTTGAGATACAAGTTAAAAATTTAAAAAAAGTTTTAAACCAACTTAAAACATTAAATAAACAACTTGAACCTGATTTTCAAGAAGTTGTAAAAGGTGGTGCACAATTAATTAGAGGCGAAGCTATTAAGTCAATACAATCTGGTTCTAAATCTGGGATAGTATATGAAAAATATAACCCAAGAAGAACACATAGAGCATCAGCTCCAGGCGAAGCACCAGCCAGTGATACAGGAAATTTAGTAAGTAAAATAATTGTTAAACAAAAAAGCAAAGATGTAGTTTTTGTAGAAAGCAATGCTAACTACTCTGCATTTTTAGAATATGGTACAAGTAAAATGTTGCCAAGACCATTTATGTTTCCAGCATTTGAAAAAAGTAAAAAACCTATTGAGAAAGCAGTTTTTAACAGAGTTAAAAAAAAAATTGAGGATTTAGTAAAATGAGTGATTATGCAGTTGCATTACAAACAGCAGTATATAATGCCCTAATAGGCAATGGTGCTTTAACAACTAAACTAGGTGGAAATAATATTTATGATTTTGTTCCAGAGGGAACTGATTTTCCTTATGTAAAAATAGGAGATCAAACAATGATTGACGATGGAACTAAAACAAAACAAGGAAGTGATTTTACCCTAATCATACATACTTTTTCAAGATATAGAGGAAGTAAAGAGATTAAAGAAATTATGTCGTTAGTGTACGATGTATTACATGAATCAAGTCTAACTATTTCTGGAGCGATGAATAATATGAGATTTGAGTTCTCTGACATCATAAAAGAACCTGATGGACTTACAACACATGGAGTGCAAAGATTTAGAACCTTTGTACTAACAAATTAAAATATAACAGGAGGAATATAAAATGGCGGCAGGAAAAGGAAGTAGCTTTTTATTAAAAGATAATAGTACAGGAACACCAGCAACAGTTGGTGGTCTTAGAAGTACATCTATGACTATTAATGGCGAGATGGTAGATATTACAGATAAAGATTCAAACGCATTCATAACAAGTGGTAATGACAAAGCAAGAACATTATTACAAGGTGGTGGAGTTAGAAGTATGTCTTTATCAGCAAGTGGAGTATTTACAGATTCATCAACAGAAAACAATATAAGAGGTTTTGCTTTTGATGGAGCGATACAAAACTATGATTTAGTATTTTCAGATGGATCTAAGATATCAGGTGCATTTTTAATAACAAGTTATGAAAGAGCAGGAGAATATAATGGTGAGGAAACTTACTCTTTGACTCTTGAATCTTCAAACACAATAACATATACTAACGCATAATAATATTTGAATTATGGATTATACAGATGGGTTTAAAGTGGTAGAAATAAAATTTCAAGGCGAGTCCTATAACGCATTTTACAAGGTCACTAGAAAGGGAGTAATAATCGTTGAAACAAGAAAGGATGTTCCTATCAAACCTTATGATCAAATAACAATCGGTGTAGATGAAGTTGTTGTTCAAAAAGTACAAGTTTTTCAAAGCAGGTGTGAACTCACTTGCGAAGCAGTAGCTACAAGTGATATAAAAAAAGCACATAAAACTTTGAAAAAACTTAAGAAAGCTGAACAATCAACAGAAAAGGAAACCGATGGCGAATCAGTATAAAGGCGAAATTAAAGGCAATCTGGGAGGAAAAGATAGAACTTTCAGATTGACCTTTGATTCTATTGTAAATATAGAAAATAGAACTGGTAAATCAATAATGAATATTACCAATGATCTAGCTTTGACTAAATATTCTATGAAAGATTTAGTTATAGTTTTACACGAAGCACTTATGGGAGCAGGAAGTAAAGTAGTTCAAAGTGCAGTAGGAGATATGGTAATACAAACTGGTCTTATTAAAGCAGGTGTTTTAACAGGCGAAGTTTTAGGAACTATATTTACAGGAGAAACTAAAGAAGAAGATTCCCCTTTAGTACAGGGGGAGAACGAGCAGAAAAATACCCAATCCAGCAATACCTAGAAATAGGTCTTGGTGTATTAGGATTCTCCCCTGATGTATTTTGGGGTTTATCAATTAGAGAATTTATGTCAGCTTTAGAGGGTTATAAACTTTCAAAAGGTAATAGGAAAGCTGAACCAACACAAAGACAAGAATTAGAAGAATTAATGAGGAGATTCCCAGACTAATGGCAAGTAATTTAGCAACAATACGAGTAGAACTTATAGCAAACGCACAAAAGTTTAAGACTAATGTAGATAAAGCATCTACCCAGTTGAAAAAATTTGATAAAGTCACTGCTAAAACAGGAAAAGGCTCAAAGAAATTAGCAAGTGTATTTCAAAATACTGCTGGTTCTATTGCGGCAGTACAAGGTCCACTTGGTCCAGTTGCTGGTAGAATAAGTTCTATCGGTGCTATGCTTGGTAGAGTAAATCCTTTAGTTTTAGGTGCAACTGCTGGATTCGTTGCTTTTGGTTTAGCTTTCACTAAATTTGCTAAATCTGGTGCTCAAGCTGAATCACAATTTTTAAAATTAGAAGCATTATTAAAAGCCACTGGCAATGCGGCAATCCAAACTGGAACTGATATTGAAGCTATGGCTAGGGAAATTGGTATCGGTACTTTAGCAAGTGTACAAGGTGCAAGAGATGCTGCTGGAGTTTTATTAACTTTTAAAGCTATATCAGGAGAAACATTTAAAGAAGTTTTAAAACTTACACAAGACCTTGCGGCAGTAGGTTTTGGTAGCATGAAAACTGCGGCACTTCAATTAGGTAAAGCATTAGAAGATCCTGAAACTGGTTTATCAGCTTTGCGTAGAGTTGGTGTATCTTTTACTGAACAACAAAAAGATCAAATTAAAGTTCTTGCTATGACAGGAAAACAATTTGAGGCACAAGCACTTATTATTGAAACTTTAAAAGAACAAGTTGGTGGTGCAGGAGAGGGTGCGGCAGGTGGATTAGCTGGTGCTTACGATACTTTAAAAGAAAATATGGCTTTGTTTTTGTTTTCAGCCATCACATCACTGAGTAACTTCAAGCCCAGTGCAAATGACGCCGCAGACTCTGTAGTAAAGTCTCCCCGCTTTTGCAGGCATTCAGCCATCATCAATAACTCATCCTGACTATCGATATGAAATGACAGCGGTGAGGCAACATAGATATTTGTTTCTTGATTCGTCACAGATTGTAATGTGACCCTCATCGGCTTTTTCATTAGCAATGACTCCTCTTGGCAA